CAGTAAATGTTTCGGTACCTATGGCTGTGGACATAGACTGTCCATTGCCTGTTAAATCAACAATAAGATCACTTGTAAATGAAGCTGCGCCTTGTGAGGAAGATATAGCTATACCTGTAGGCTGAGCAATAACTGCACTAGATTGTGTGGCAGTTCCTATGGCAGAAGTAAGGGCAACGCCTGAGGGTTGATTGACTACATCTGTTCTGATTGAAGACGTTCCAACAGATGTATTAAGTAAATTTTCTGAACCAACAATTATTGAAGTTTCACCACCAGCTTCAACGGAGTAAGCTCCGATATTTTGTATTGCAATAGCTTGACCGCTTGGTGTTGCGGTAACGTCGGGAAGAAATACAGTTACAGAAGCTTGTGTTGAACTAACTGCAATACCTGTAGGTGTAGCAGTAACATTTGTTAAAGCGCTTTCGGTTCCAATCGCTGTGGAGAGATTAATTCCAGTAAGCGAAACGCTTACATCATTAATGCCTTGTGAAGCAAATGAATCTTCAGCAAATGTGGTTTTACCAAAAAACATAACGCTTTACCCGGCGTTACTTTTAAGTAATTCTTAAAATAGCACTAGAAGCATCATTAGCTGGGAATTGTACTGTGAAAGTTCCTGATGTTGATGTTTTAACTGCACCAAAATCTAAAACCATAACTGCTGCATTATCAACTGTTGTTGCAGAAGTATTGGCATTATAGATAACAGCTGCTTGAGCTGAAATAGTTGCACTTGTAAAACTTATATCACTAAAATCAATAAAAGATGTATTGTTGGTTTTTCCAGCTCCTGTACTTGTTAAGTTACCACCACCTGCTGCATAAGTGCCTGACGCACCGACTTCTTGAGAAGTTGTATATGCTGTAGTTGTGTTACTTAAAGATGCTGATGCACCATACAAAGCTAGTTTAAATTGATCTCCACCAGAGGAACGAAAGTCGTGTTCGCCTTCTAACAATTCCTTTTTGAAGCTATCACATACTGCTTGTGTAATCGCCATGGTTAGTTACCTCCTGGAGTCACTGATTTCAACGGCACACGCAGGACTCCATCTGCATATTCGTCTCTTCGTTTTCTACCCATCTGCGTTACAGATAAGCCTTGTACAGCTTGATTGTACTTTTGATCGTATAATTGCACATATGTAGGATTTTTCAAGTAAGAAAAAGCTTCCGCAACTGTGCCGTATATCAAAACTTCTGAAGCATTATTTGAAAGATAAGTTGTAGTGCTTGTGCTTGAAGTACCATCTCCAAGTCTTTCAGGTGTTCTATTATACCACAGTTCTACTGTAATAGCGGCGTTTGGCGTAGGAGCTACTATCATTGTGTTCTGATCCCAGTTAGCATAGTACCTTGGTGTTCCTGTATTATTCGCGCGGTCGACATTATACTCGTCAATAAAAGTGGTATCTCTTTGCTCTAACCAAGTTCTATCTGCATTTCCGTCAACTATTTGCATACCTCTCTCAAAATCAAAATCTTCAGGTAATGTTAGAAAAGGACTGCCTATTGTAAAGCTAGATGTTGCAAATTTTCTAAAGGCATCAAGATCTAATTGTTTTTGTACCTTATCTTCTACATTGGTAATAAAGACATTAATAACTGTATTGGACAATACTTCTGATCCAACTTCTGTGTAATTTCTTACGTTATCTAATAATTCAGAATAGTTCATGTGTTTATTTGGTTACCCATTCCTGAGTGTGATGCACAATAATAATATAGTGTTGGTGCTCCAATTGCTACTGTAATTTCTAAAGATCTAGTTGTAGCCGCTCCAAAACCACTATTATAAGCAGATTGAGAAACAGAACTTCCGTTAATTTTATATGTTACACCTGTAGAATAAATTGATCCGCCACCATGAGTTCCATCAGAAGTAGAACTTAGGTAAAACGGATGACTGTCGACTGTATTAGCATCTAAATTAAATATATAATTTTGGCCCTCAGTAAGAGACAAAACAGGTCTTTCAACTCCATCAACATAATAGGCATTTCCCCCTCCAGTTTTGCTACCCACAGTAATTGTATAAGTTGTGGTGCTTGCAGTGCTTACAGTCACAATTCCTTGTGCTGATTTTACTATCAATTTTTTAAGAGGTGTTTGAGGCAACATACTTGAAGAAGTTGTAGGTGCTGATCCATCAGCAGGAGAAGTACCTTGTACAGTTGTAAGAAAAGAACTATCACCAGGACTTCCTACAAAAACTGTCATAGGCATTGGTTGAGAAAATGTATTAAAGGTTGCATCATCTGGTCCAGTAGGAGAGGTATCTTTTAAAACACTTGTTGATTCTACTCTAGGGTCTTGTAAAGCTTCTGGGTCAGGGGCATGATAGGGTGGATCTAATTGAGGATGTTTAGGTTCGTAGCATTCAGGACAAACGTGTAAACCATTCCACTCTTGTTTAAGTTGTTGGTATTTATATTCTTGACCACAACGATCACAGACCGCTCTTGAAAATGTTCCTGATGCAAATGCCATCTTTTACCCCGTTGAGTAAAAGTTCTGAGGAACAATATTTACTGAAGTAGATTGACTATCTTCTATGAGTGCTCTTTGTAGCTCAGCTTCGTATCTTCTTTCAAGTTCTTGTGAACGTTCTAATGCCACTTCTTGTGAGGTGTAGTAAGCAAGACCTGAAACTAAGCAAGGTAAAAATCTATACGGAGCATCAGGTGTATTTGTGTATGCTCCAACATCTTCAATTCTTCCAACATAATAATAATTTAATTGTGTTCCTGTTGTGTTGGGGGTCAAGTACAAGTGTATCTTCACAGAACTTAAATTTCTTTTAATATAATACTGACTAGGAGTACCTTGTGATGTTTTATTAGGTAAGTTCTCATACTCCGATCTAGATATTTTTGTCATAGTGGTATCAGTATCACCATTTCTAAAAACTACTTCCAATACATCAGAAGCATCTGCAGGAGCAGTATAAACATTTGTTCCTGCTGTCAGAGTTTGAGTATGATTGATAACTTTCCATAAATGTATACCTCGGTTACCCCATTCTGAAAAAAGTAAGTTTAGGTTATCTCTTGCTGCGGTCAGCTGATAACCTGTTCTAAGATCCATACCGCAACGCGCGTAAGCACGTTCAATGACCCTATCAATACTCAAATCAAAATTAGTTGTTCCCGAGGTAGCCATAAGTTATTTCTTTTTCTTTTTGTTTTTTTTAGTGACTGACTTTTTAGCTTTGCCACCACGCTTCATAGCCACAGGCTTACCGCCTCTTTTCATGGCTTGTTTTTTCATTGGACCCATGTCGTTTCTCCTTTTTAAAAAGTTTTTCGTACGTTTCTTGGCGAGTTTTTACAACATCGTCATAATACTCTGCCGGCCATTTTTTATAATAACCTATCTTATGTAGTTTGCAACTTGCTTCATAGAGTTGTTTAAACTTTTGCATGAGCATCATACTATATTGATATTCAGGCTCCCAATCACAATCATCGTGAGGATTTACAAGAAATTCTTGGTCCTCTACTGTAGCAGGGTTATTGGGATGAAAACCCATAAAATAAACATCTCTTCTATTGTAGGTTTTATTGTAAAAATCTATTTTTTCTTGAAACTGTTCTTCGTCATATTGATCCCAGTAAGGATCACAGAAAATTATAATATCGTGTTGTTTTTTGTTCCAGTCTTTTATTATGTTTGTTAAATGCTTTTCGTATTTAGTCTTGTCTGATCTAACCTCTATTCGAAGTTTGTTATCTCTTCTCCACTTGGCAGCAAAGGGACATGCTGGAAAACCTATATGTTTGTTCATTGGTTCTAAGACATTCTTAGACCAATTTATTACATCACTTTTTATTTTTTCGGCTAGTTTTCTTCTTGACAATTGTTTTTACCATGGTCGGTTTACCGCCTGGATTACCTGCTTTTTGTTTTCTGCTGACGGCACTTGCTTTTTGACCTTTTGACATAGCTCTTGCTTTTGCTATAGGAACGCACTTAGGATAATTTTTTCTTTTTTCTCCACCACTCCTACCACATTTAGGATAAGAACCATCGGATTTTTTATTGGCTATGTCTACCCAATTATCTTTAACCCAAGCGCGTAAACCTTTTTTAGCCATTACCAGACTTGATTATAAACGACCCATAGAATAACAACTCCAACAACACCGGCAATAATCTTGCCTTTTTTGTTTAAGCTATTCCATTTGCTCCATAATTTTTCCATGATTTACCTCCTTAACTGAGTGTGGTTTCTTTCCTACGCATTACTCCGCCACAAGCAGCAGCTATAATTTTACCGCCTTTGACTTTTCTATTTGCAGAAACTTGTTTCCTTGATTGAGATATTTCGTTTATAGAGCCACCCATTGCTTTTTTCTTAGCTCCTTTTTTACCACCAGGGGTAACTTTACCACTGCATACTGCACTAGCGTACATATTTGCGTACGCTGAAGGGTAAACTTTAAACTTTCTTTTTGCGGCGGCTTTTCCTCTTGCGCATAACTTTGCCATTTTTTTTACCTCCCGGTTTACTTACTTGTTGAGCCATTTGAGATCTCCCAATGGCCATTAAAACTCACTATAATTCTTTATTAAAAAACCTTCCATCCAGTCCATTTTTTCATCCATAGACTTTAGTTGTGCTTTTATAACAGCTAAATCCTGTTGCATTTCTGCAACACTATCAGCCTTTTTTTCTACTGCATTTAAGCGTTCGCTCCACATGCCCCAAGTCATTGCTAAAGTTCCAAATAGCACCAAATAGGGCAAAACTGTTTTAAGCTCTATCTTAAACGACATTGACAATCCTGATCTGTTTTACAACCACACATGACATACTCCTATTTTGTTTTTGCGGACATTCCACTTAAAGGGTTATTTAAAGCCTTATTAATCTTCAAGTCAAGGCTTTCTTCCATTATCTTCATCTCTTCTATAAGTTCTCTTGAGTCTTCTTTTTGTCTATCTTCCACGTCATTTACAATTTCGGTTATGTGTCGTACGTCTTGCTCTACGTTACGTAAATCCGTTTTAAGGTCATCTTTAAGTTCCCGACTTACCTGACTTATTAGGTCTATTTCGCCTAATATAATTTCTAATTCGCTTTTCAAAGCATCTAATTGTTGTGATACTAGCTCTATTTGTGATTTTGTTTGTGTTTCTACAAGAGCAATTTTTTTATCAAACCCGCTTAAATCAGGGGCAGTATAGGACTCAATCTGAGCAGACATATCTTGAAATTTTTTGAAAGCTTCGAACCCGCCATATAAAACACCTACAGCACTACTAAGTGCTAGAATGACTGCCATCATGCGTCCACCTTTAAAAGAAACGCCGCCTACTGAGACTTCAGCCATTGTGAGTTCACCATATCATCCATTATCTGCCCTTGTGCCATGTCAAACAACATACCATACTGATCATCTATTGTCTTGTTTAAATATTCTGTAACGTTTGTATCTTGGATGTACGACTGTGTGTCAAAGAATGTTTTTGTATTACCGAGAATTTGCATAACTATTAAAGTTTTTGTTTGAGCTGCATCGTCATATCTTGCTTTATCGTCAATCTTTTTGACTATTTTACTTGCAGCTTTTTCTTTTGCTGAAGATTCTTTTTTAGGTTCCTTCTTTGGTTCTTCCTTTTTCTCTTCTTTCTTAGGCTCTTCTTTTACCTCTTCCTCAGCTTCTTCTATCTCTTTAGGTGCTTCTTCTTCAGGTTCTTTTACTTCTTCTACCTCCTCGATTTCTTCTACTTCTTCAGGTGCTTCTTCAACAGTTTCCTCAGGCTCAGGTTCAATCATCTCAGGCTCTTCCTGAACTGCTTCAATTTGTGGTTTTGTTTCTTCTACTTCTGTTTCCACTATCTCAGGTTCTATTTCAATTGAAGGTGCTATCTCTTCTACAGAAGCTACCATATCGGGTG